AGCGAACTTAGCGCATATTTGGATGCGGGGCTGTCGAAACGAGAAGGTGACCGTTTAAGAGCGAACCTTGGGGGCGTAGGGGTCAACTACACACGCCAGTTTGACGAAGGCGGCAAAGTCAATGCGGCTGGCAATTACACCAAGCCCAGTCTGCGCAAGCGGATTGTGAGCCAAGTCAAAGCTGCTGCAACGCAGGGCACCGGCGCAGGGCAATGGAGCGCGAGAAAAGCCCAGCTCGTGGCCAAGAAGTACAAGGCCGCTGGCGGCGGGTACCGGGACTGACATGAAAGCCCCTCAAAAATCCCTGAGCGATTGGGGCAAACAAGATTGGACGACCAAAAGTGGTAAAAAATCTTCTGAAACGGGTGAGCGATATCTTCCAAAAGCTGCGATCAAAAGTCTCAGCCCTGCTGAGTATGCTGCGACAACGCGTGCAAAACGTGCGGGCAAAGCTAAAGGGAAGCAGTTCGTAAGTCAACCTAAGACTATCGCAAAGAAAACAGCAGGGTTTAGATAATGGCAACTTCCGGCACTTCCGCATTCAACCTCGATTTAACAGAAATTGTTGAGGAGGCGTTCGAGCGCGTGGGTTCGGAGTTGCGCACGGGCTACGACCTGAAGACCGCCCGCCGGTCTTTGAACCTGATGTTCGCTGATTGGGCCAACCGTGGCATCAACATGTGGACGTTCGAGCAGGGCTCCATCAATCTGGTAGCGGGCACGGCCACATACAACTTGCCCACAGACACCGTGGACTTGCTGGAGCATGTGATCCGTACGGGCGCTGGCAGCGCTTCAACGCAAGCCGACCTGACCATCACGCGTATCAGTGTTTCTACTTACGCCACCATCCCCAACAAGCTGCAGCAAGCCCGGCCGATTCAGGTCTGGATTGAGCGTCTGGACACGCCGCGAATTACCGTTTGGCCAACCCCAGACGACTCGCAGCCCTACGTGTTTGTGTACTGGCGCATGAGGCGCATTCAAGACGCTGGCAACGGCATCAACACGATGGACATGCCCTTTCGGTTCATCCCCTGCATGGTGGCCGGGCTGGCGTACTATCTGGCCCTGAAGGTGCCCGGTGGGGCTGAGCGCCTGCCAATCTTGAAGCAGCAATACGACGAAGCGTGGCAACTGGCCAGCGACGAGGACCGCGAGAAAGCCGCAGTGCGGTTTGTGCCCCGTCAGATGTTCATTGGAAGCGGCACGTAAATGGGAAATCGGTTTTCCTCCGGCAAGAACTCGATCGCCCAGTGCGATCGTTGTGGGTTTCGCTTTAAGCTGACCTCCTTGCGCAAAGAGGTGATCAAGACCAAGACGTACAATCTCTTGGTCTGCGACTCGTGTTGGGACCCGGATCAGCCGCAGCTTCAGCTGGGTATGTATCCTGTGGACGACCCACAAGCGGTGCGCAACCCGCGCAATGACACGACGTACGTGACGGCCGGGCCAAACGCATCAGGCAACCTAACCGGTGGGTCGAGAGATATTCAGTGGGGCTGGAACCCGGTTGGCGGGTCCCGGTTCTTTGATGACGCATTGACACCAAACTATTTGGCGTTAAGCGTGGAAGTTGGTACAGTAACGGTACAGATAGGAGTCTGACATGGACGCTGAAAAAGCACTCAAGGCCCACATGGCCAAAGGCATTAAATCCGCGCATCCAGACGCTGCCGTAAAAGGCATGCGGGCTGGCGGCAAAACCAACAGCGATATGCTGAAGATGGGACGCAACTTGGCCAAAGTGGCCAACCAGAAGTCCCCCGGCCGCAAAGGGAGCTGATATGGCAACGTACCGCTCCCCCAAGCCTGCTGCTACGCAGGCCGTGTTGCCTGACACGGACAACAAAAAGTACATGCGCGACATGAACGTCTCTGTGGCTAACGTCCACAGTAATGACTACCCCGGTGTAAAAACCAGCGGTATCAAAATTCGTGGCACTGGCGCAGCTACCAAGGGAATCCTTGCCCGTGGCCCAATGGCGTGAGGTCTGAATGAACTACACCGAGTTGAAGGCGGCGATCATCGCCTACACAGACAACCAAGACACCGCTTTTGAGGCGGAGGTCCCCGTGTTTGTGAAGCAGGCTGAGCAGCGCATCTTCAACATGGTGCAGTTCCCCTCGTTGCGCAAAAACGTGACGGGCTCCGTCACAAATAACAACAAGTACTTGGCCTGCCCAAACGACTTTTTGTCAGCGCATTCATTGGCGGTTGTGGATAACACTACGGGCGCGTACGAGTACCTGCTCAACAAGGATGTCAACTTCATCCGGCAGGCGTATCCCACTCCTTCCAGCACGGGCGTTCCCAAGTACTACGCTTTGTTTGGGCCGCAGTCCAATGACATCAATGAATTGACGTTCATTTTGGGGCCAACGCCAAACGCCACATACGTGGTCGAGCTGCATTACTTCTTTTATCCACCGTCGATTGTTGATGCAAGCACTTCATGGCTGGGCGACAACTTTGATAGCGTGTTGCTTTACGGCTCGCTGGTCGAGGCGTACACCTACATGAAGGGTGAGCAAGACATGATGCAAGTCTACGACGGCAAGTTTAAAGAAGCCATGGCTCTGGCCAAGCGCTTGGGTGATGGACTGGAGCGTTCCGACAGTTACAGAAGCGGTCAGTATCGTTCGCCACCTCTACCCCAAAACAAAGGTGTAAGCTGACATGGCAATTCTTCAAACCGCAACCACATCGTTCAAGGTAGAACTGCCGCAAGGCATCCACAACTTTGGCCCCACATCGCCCGATACGTTCAAGATTGCCTTGTACACAGCGGCTGCCGACCTTGGCTACGCCACTGCTGCCTATACGGCCACGGGCGAAGTCGTTGGTTCTGGCTACACGGCTGGGGGCAACACGCTGGTCATCACAACCACACCTGTGGCAGCCAACAACAGCAGCGGTACCCCAACGGCCTTTTTTAGCTTTGCCAACTCTTCTTGGACCAGCGCCACATTCACGGCCCGCGCAGCACTGATCTACAACAGTACAGAGGGCAACAAGTCCGTGGCTGTGTTGGACTTCGGCGCAGACAAGACCGTGAACAACGACACTTTCCAAATCATCTTCCCAACAGCCGATGCCAACAGCGCCATCGTGCGCATTTCTTAAGGACACATCATGGAACACAGCAAAGCCTCAGACAGCGTTACAGCAGGCATGATCACAAACCGTGTAGGCGGGGAACGTGTTGGCGCTGGCGGTGTATTCACCGTCACTTGCGTTGGTGCGGACGGCAAAGAGAAGTGGTCTGACACCTTCCACAACCTCGTGGTCAACCAAGGCTTGCAGGACATGAACAGCAAGTACTTTGCGGCCTCTGGCTACACATCTGCTTGGTACTTGGGTCTGGTCCAAGGCCCCGGCTCCGGTACAACCTTTGCCGCTGGCGATACATTGGCTACGCACGCAGGCTGGACTGAGTTGGTGCCCGGTACGGCTTACACCGGCAACCGCAAGGCGGTAACATTTGGAACCGCCACCACGGCTGACCCATCGGTAATCTCCAACTCCGCATCGCCCTCTTCGTTTGCCATGCTGGTAAACGGCACGGTGGTGGCTGGCGCATTGTTGTCCAGCGTGGCTACGGGTACATCCGGCATCTTGTTTTCGGCGGGTGACTTCACTGGTGGTGACAAGACTGTGGACAACGGCGACACGCTGAACGTCAGTTACTCTTTTTCCCTTGACGCAGCTTGATAGGGGCAAGTGGTGTTTGGTGATGTCACTTTTGCCCAAGCACCCTTCGCCTCTTTAGGCGGGAATACGTTCGCCGTTGCGCAAAACGAATTGGCATCGGCGGCGGAAACATTTGCGGTTCCCAACCTTGTGCGAGGCGGCATTATCAGTGAGACCTCTGCGGGGCAGGATGCACAAGCTGCTTCCGTAACATTCGTGGCTATACAGGCAGAATCCGTTGCCGCCTCTGAAGTCCAGTCGGTCATCGCCGCCATGTTAGCCAGCATGCTGGAGCAGGGCACGGCCACAGACACTCAAACGGCCATCGGCACGTTCTTGGCTTCTCAAGCAGAAAGCACCAGCGCCACAGCAGCTCAAACCGCCAGCAGCAACGTCTTGGCCGCGCTGGCTGAAACGGCCACAGGCTCGGACTCCATGAACCGGGGCCTGCTGATTTCAGCGGCCATTGCAGAGAGCGTGGCAGGCACGGCAACGCAAATAGCTCAGGTCAGTGTAAACGCCTCAATTGCAGAAGCGGTAAGCGCCTTGAGCACATTCGGGGCTGTAAAAATCATCAACGTCTCTTTGACCGGCGTGCAGCTCACCATCAGCATCGGAGGGGTGCTTGTGTGGGCGGTAATTGACGACAGCCAGACGCCAAACTGGCAAAATATCAACGATGTGCAGTCCCCCGGCTGGACGCAGCTACCGTCGTAAGGACACAAAATGGCATTGGCACTCAAAGATCGCGTCAAGGAAACCACTACCACGACTGGCACGGGCACGGTTACGCTGGCCGGTGCAGCCGCAGGCTTTCAGTCATTCGCTGCAGTGGGTAATGGCAACCAAACCTTCTACGCCATCGTGGACTCGGTTTCCGGCGACTGGGAAGTTGGCGTTGGCACATACACATCCTCGGGCACCACGCTGTCCCGCACTACGGTTGTGTCGTCCAGCAACGCAGGGTCGTTGGTTAACTTTGGCGCTGGCTCCAAAGACGTGTTTGTCACATACCCATCCTCACGGTCGGTATATCTGGACGCTGCGGGCTCCGCCGTCACGAATCTGGACATCGGCACTTTAGGAGCCAGCACAGCCAACATCACCACTGCCAACATCACGTCCGGCACGGTGTCCACAACTCCGACCAGCGGCAACGACATCACCAACAAGACCTACGTGGACACGCTGGTCGCCTCGGGCATTCACTTTCATCAGCCCGTAATGGTTGAAAGCCCAATTAACCTTAACGCAACTTACAACAACGGCACTGCGGGTGTTGGTGCAACGCTTACTAACGCGGGAACGCAAGTTGAGTTAATTATTGATGGCATCTTCACATCGCCGGGTGATCGCGTTTTGGTTTATAGCCAAACCAATCCAATCGAGAACGGCATTTATGTTGTCACAGTTGTAGGTACAGTTTCTACAAATTGGGTGCTAACACGCGCCAGCGATGCCAACACCTATGTAATTAACAGCGCAAACGGTCTGAGCGAAGGTTCCACGGTTTTTGTTCAGTTGGGCGCAACCGGCGCTGGCGAGACCTACACCTGTAACACCTCCGGCGTCATAACGTTTGGCACGACCAATATCACGTTTGCCCAGATTTCGTCAGCGCAGATTTACAGCGCGGGCACGGGCCTGAGCCTTTCTGGTACGCAGTTCAGCATCACCAACACGGGCACTGCCGGGACTTACGGAGATGCCGCCACGGTGCCGGTGATCACCACCAACGCACAGGGTCAAGTTACAAGCGTTACCCCCACAGCCATCGCCATCACAGGCGCGGCGGTCTCGGGCAACATCTCTGGCCAAGCCGGATCGGTGGCCAACGCCCTGACGGCGGGCACATTCCTGACCTCTGGCGGCACATTCGACGGCTCCGCCGCCCGCACCTTTGCGGTGGATGCCACTGACGCCAACACCGCTAGTAAAGTTGTGGCACGGGACGCTTCTGGTGACTTCAGCGCAGGCACCATCACAGCCACCTTGTCAGGTGCAGCTACAAGCGCAACCACAGCAACCAACCTCGCAGGCGGTGCGGCCAACCAGATTCCTTTCCAAACAGGAGCAGGGGCTACATCGTTTGCTGTCGCGCCAACAGTTTCTAGTACCG